AGTTCAATATCTTCCCACGATCCGTTTTCAATCAGCAGGATAACCTTTAACCCGTCTGCTTTGGCGCGTGTAAACTCGCCCTCCAATCTTTGTCGGTCTGTTGTTAGATTGCCTGCCAGTTCGTCTAACGAACTCTTGCGCTCGATAGTTAGTTCGTGCTCAAGCGTCATATCTCCGATCATCGCACTATAATCGCCGGTTTGCAATGAACGTTTAATATAAGGGATTTTTTTGCTATCAAAATATTTCAAAATATGATCATTGACTTTTTCACGAGTGTCGGAAATAATCGTAATTTTTTTTAATAATTCAGTGATTTCGCTGTCCTTTAAATATTTTTTCATGCGGGTTTACCCTTGTATTTCGTATTTCTTTTATTCCTTAATGCTTAAAACGGGAGGTCATCCTCATTAGTTACATCTTCAAACTTAGCGTCGCTGAGCGTAGTAACCGTCTGTCGTTCCGGCATTTCGCCCTGCCATGCGGGTAGCTTCTCAGCGCGCTTTTTATCGATGAAATAAGCAACTTTGAGATAACCTTGATCGTCCTCTTTGAACCTTGCGGCACCAACTGCGCCTACCCAGCCGGGCAGGTTAAAATCTCCATCGTCAATATTTACGCTATCAAAGAAATTCGTCATGTTTCTATTGAAATATTCATTATGTACGATGTAGTGCTTAACTTTAACATCGTAGCCGTTTAGTTTGAGGGTAATTACGATCATATCGTTGCCGGCCTGTGATACTTTTGCCTCGGCAGCCACAATCTCAAAGCGATGATCTCCAGCCTGTGCGCGGGGTGTTTCTTCGCGTTTGTAATTCCAGTTCATTATGTATCCTCCTTAATCAAACAAGAAATTAAATAATACGGAAAATGTTACCGCAAAGATTATTGCTATAACGCCTGTAAGAAAACAGACTGTAAGCGGAATCCATAGCGGAGATATAACCAACAGCCAGCCCCAATTGATTGCGCCGCATAATTTGGCGACGATAAATATAAGCGTGAGTGCTGTTAGAAATATCCATATGATGATTGATTTTTTCATCAGTATCTCCACGGCATTGCGCCACCGTAGTATTTCTGTGCAATGATTTCCTGTTTGGGAATATCAAGCTGGCGCAGGCGCTTAAACGCTTTCTGGCGCTTTTTCTCGCGCTGATCGCGTGTCAGACAGAAGCTGCAATTTGTGCAATCGCGAGTAAACAAAGCCGTGCAGAATTCATCTGAGCAGTACATGCAACCAGTGTTTGCTTGCCTTGCCATTAGTACTTTGACCTCCAATTTTCTTTATAAATTCCTATGAGATTTAGGTTTTTAAGAAATTCCAAGAAATACTTAATGGTACGCTCTATCGGTTCAACTTCATCTGGGCGGTAGGTTTCTTTGTAGATGTACTCGCCATCGCAGATAAGGTAGGTGAACTCATAGGCTTCGGGCACAAGCGCGAAGTACATCGGGTGCTGGGGCGAGTTTAAGTATTTGCCGACGCGATATGACTTGCTGAATTTGGTGTCGTAGATCACGCCAGCTTTGAGAAAGTCCAACACGCCATATAACACGAACTCTGTGCCCTCGACTGTCACCTGCTTTGACAACGCGACCTGCTGTTGCGCGCTTTGTAGGGTAGGGTATAACTCCATGATAGGTTTGTACCATTCGTGCGTAGGCTCGATCTCAGCTCCCCTCAGCACAGAGTTAAGGCAATGTTCAAAGCGGTTTCCGTCGAGCATGGCTTTGGTGGGCGGTGTGTGCTCTCGGTGTAGCGTCTTGAGAAAATCTTCGTAGCCATTCTCGGACTTGTATATGTAGAGCCATGACGAGAGCAACGATTGAGTTATCAGAAACTTCTCACTCTGCTTTGGCGACATACTGCTTCGTTGTAGCGTCATAAGCCCATCCGTTTTCCTTCACCTGCACCTTGAACATGTTTTCCAGTTCCTTCTGACTTGTCAAAGCGTGGGGCAGGGCACGGATCGCGTTCAATGTAGGGACTGCATCTTTGGGGTTCTGCATATTCTCAAGCAATGCTCGTCCACCTTCCATTGCCTGCTCGTAGGCTTCGCGTTGTTTCTTGAGTGCGGCGGATTCTTTTGCAATGTTTGTCCGCACCTGTTCAAATAACCGAGTCAGAAAATCGTTCGGCTCACCGTCTTTCAACTCTGGCACTTCGATCAAACCTTTGATGCCGTAGGAACTCTTTGCGTTATAATTTGCGGTAGGTGTGAATCCGAGATAGCGCTTGCCATTCATGATGTGCAGATGGGCTGCAAGATCGGCGGGCTGCCATACGAGCGTTTTTGCGCTACCTTCGCAGATAATGTCATAATAAACTTCATCGCCTTGCTTTTCTTTCGTTTCGTGGAACAGAAGCACTACATTGAAATTCTTGCGAAGTTCAGCGAACAATCTGAGAAACTCTGCTTTGACTATGCCGAAGCCCTGCAAACTGAATCCACCTGATGGTTTGCTGGCTTTGGGGTCGGTGCGCATTGCCCAATCTTTCATTAACTCGATAAGCGCGCCGCCTGTGTCGATGATGATGGTTTTATATAAACTTTTGGCCTCTTTAATGTCCGAAAGCAAATCCTCGTATTTGGTGCATATTGAAGTATCTTTGCGGTGCTCGGGTTTTACACGGACTATTCCATCGTCGGTATCTATAAGCAAAACATCAGGGGCAGAAAGTGCCAGCGTCGTTTTGCCGGTGCCAGGCATACCGGTAATGATTATCACTATATTTCTATGGCTGAAATCCATCTCAGCGGGTTTAACTATTGCCACTTTCTTCGTTCTCCTTTTTAGCTTCTTCAACGTGATATAATATGCATTTCGGGCAAAGCTGTTCGCCCATGATTTCAAAGTACTTGTCGTTCTCTCGGATGGCTTCGCCACAGCAGGAGCAGGCGAAAACCATCTTTTTCTTTGTTTTATGTAGACCAAGCTCCGTCGCGAAGTCCTGCTTTAACCGTTCAAAGAATATGTGCGCTTGTTCGTCGTCCATCTGATAGAACGACGCAAGGATGCCATCAAGCAAATCAAAGCACTCTCCGCAGAGCATGTAGTCACCGAAATCATACATATCTTCGTCATAGCAAACCGTTTCACATGCATCGCATCTGCTTTCGCCAGCGCGAAGCGGTCTATCGTTCGGATCGCTCGGCGGGTCTACGTTTAAGTAAGCGTTTCTACCAACGCAATAACTCATTTCTCCTTTTCTCCTTTTCTCCTTTTCAGATAATCTTGTACAATTCAAATTTCCCGTTCTTTGACGTTACAATGATTATTGTTTTGCCCATCCACCACACGCCGAGGGTAACCAGTGTACCCCATATAGTAAAGGGCAGATTGTATGTCCCAGCGGCGTAGCCCATCGCAACGACAAGCCAGATGGCCTGAGTGAACCATCGCCAGACGCGCAGGGCGGTTGATGTCTTAACCGTGTGCCTCATGGTTCGTCCACCACTATTGCTGTCCTGCCGTTGATGATTTTATCGGCAGATACATTGAAATAATTTGCAAGGTTGTCAATGTCGCTGATTGTAAACTGTTTTGGATCTTGTAGGCGCTTGCGTAGGGTTTTGTCGCATAGGCCAATGTATTCAGCGACTTCGTTTATGCTCTTGCCGTTCAGCTTATACAGGTATTCGATGTTCTTGCGTATTTGCGCATAGCGCTTATTCAAATCTGTCGCAGAGCGCCTTGCCATGTTATCCCTCCTTACTTGATGTTGCGCTCAATTTCCAATTCTGCCAGAATCCTGTCTGCCACAGCGAGCGTCTGCTCCGCGCCTGGCGAGCGGTCAACCCCCTTTCTCGCTTTGTTGAAGTCCGGCATCCTCATACGCCGGCCTGTCTGTTTGTTAGCCGCGTTGAGAAGTTCCGTGAGCGTTATACCAACCCGTGCTGCTCGGGCCTTAATGTCGTAACGCTCATAATTAGCAATAATAACCAATCACCTCCATTCCAAAAGATGGTAATTTATGTAATGTTTTCTCTTGACAAAATCGGGGAATGTGTTATAATAGAAGCACCACACAACACTATAACCTATCCCCCGATTTTGTCTGATCGGGCGCTATTGTTATCTTTGTGTTTCCTAAATATTTAGGTAAACAAAGACGACAAATAGCCCCGGTCTTTTAGGGGCGCGCACACCGAGCGGAAATTCTTTTTTTTGAAAAAGAAAGTGGTTCGGTGCTGTTCGCATATATAATACCAAATATTATATTTGTTGTCAAGTGTTTAGCAAACGATTTGTTTGATAAAAAATAATTTACTAAAATGATATATTTTGTCGAATTTAAACAAAGGAGTTTTTTATGGAAATAATTGATAGAATTGTTATGCTGTTAAATGAAAATGCGAAACAAAAAGCGGGAGTATTGCCCCCGCCTATGTATCATTCCGATATTTCTGGTTCATCCGGCTCGGCCAAATCGACCGACTTTTTCTTTTCTTTATCGCCCAGCTCTCGCACGGCGGCCTCAATCATGGCTCGTATCTCGTCCTCAACATCGTCTATGTCCACTTCAATGCCTTTAGCACGTAGCATGTTCCCGACATATTCGAGCTTGGCTCGACCATTACCTGCGCCGTAAAGCTGTTCAGCCGCAAGGACAAACGTCTGTATCCAAGTCTGTAGCTTTTTGTATTTGTCACCTGATACCTTCTGCTTAATTAGTGGAATTAGCCACGCCACAATAATTGCGCCCAATAGAGCGATAACGGCATTAATTATCGGAGTTATTTCGTACATGCTATTCTCCTCTCATGTTTTTGAATCTTGATATTTCTTTTTCGCGCAGTTCTTTTTCCGTCTTGATTTCGCGTATCTTGATTATACCGGCGGCAATACTCTCAATGCCCACTCCTGCGAACACGCCCGCGATAAGCGCGGTCGGCTCGTCGCGTATTATAAGCCACGCAATAAAGCACGCTATAGTGAAAGCGCCGAGAAATATATAGAGACTTGTAAGCAAGCGTTTAAGGTATCTCATACCTTTTTCAAGTCTTTGATATGGACGGCCGC